TGAACGAGGATGGCCGTCGTCCGTTTGCTACTTGGTCGCAGGCCGTCAAGTCAGAAAATTACTTTGCAACAGCTGCCAATTTAGCTGAAAAAGAAGGTAAAGGACGCACATTTGTCATAGGAGGTCCGCGCACTCTGCTTCTAGAGCATATATTGGGGGGGCGACGAGTGTGGGAGTTGGGTGGTTCTATAGGAATTGGTCGGTCGTGGTCACGTGGAGGCATGGATGCTGTGTTGAAGCTATTGGGCATATTCGAAGACCCGTTTTCGAAGATCATTAATGAACTCGATATCACTAAGCTGGATCAGTCGGTAAAGGATGTGCTGATAAATCTCTATTGGACCTTTAGCGAGGCGTATTATAGGAAAGATACTACGTATGAAGTGGTTAAGAAGATAGTAAAATATTTGATAGAAGAATTTACACAGCGAGTGACATCGATGGGACATGGGATATGGGCACTTATTATTGGAGGTGTACCGTCAGGTGCACTGCATACTTCCCATATGGATACTTGGATACTTTTGTTCATATTCTGTCTATTTCTGTTATATACGATAGAGGCGAATCCTTCAATGAGTAAAGAGTTGTGGAGAGCAATAATGGAGAAGATAGTGAATCTTATTTTATATGGGGATGATAATTGGTATGTTAATCCACCACACCTCAACCATCTCTTAAATGTGTATCAGTTTAAGGCATTCTTGAAGAGTCATTTTGAAATGGAATCTCGGGATGAGCGAACGGGGCATAGTGTTATATCTATACCACAAGGAGGTTTCTTTAAGGTGAAAGGAGCAGTGTATTTGCGACATTATTGTGTGCTAAACCCAAATTTAGAACAAGGGCAGGCACGATATATCCCTTATCGCCCGTTGGATGAAATAGCGATGAAAGTGGCCTGGGGACGTGAGCCGCGAAAGCGTGACTTAGTGAATATAATTCTTTCGACGTTGGGTCATGCGTATGGAACTTATGGATCTAATCCTTATACGTATCAGTGGTTGAAATGTGTGTACCATCATGCTATAGAGATGATGCGCATACCTGAGACCCGGGTATTGGATATGATGATAGAGAGGGCAGAGAAAGATGTAATTCGTAAGATGCGCCAGTTGGATATGCCTATGGAAGCTCTGCTAACCGGATTCCCTACTTTAGAATGTTTAGCGGAAAAGAATCGTTATGATGCAGAGTACCATGATCTTCGAGGTAGATTGAATGTAGAGGATCTCGATTTGTGGCACTGGGTTTAATGAGTCCGAAATGACTGTTGAAACTATAAGTAAAGCGTGAGCGTAGCGCTATAAAAACCGAAAAA